GGCTGCACATCTATACTTATCTCCCCAAATAGAGACTCAACATCTACTGGTACATTTTACCTTTGGGGCGCACAATTGGAACAATCAAGTTACGCAACCAGTTACATCAAGAGTGAAGGGGCGGCAACCACAAGACTTCAAGACACTTGTTCAAAGACTGGTATTAGTGATAAGATAAATAGTGTAGAGGGGGTTTTGTATGCGGAGATAAATACAAATATCGCAGACACATATAAGTTTTTATCAATTAATGACGGAACTGCAACGGGCAACCAAACAAGAGTCGCCATTGGTTATTTTGGGACTACGTTGTATGCAAACGTAAGGGTGGCAAATGTTTATCAATTCAACGAGTCAATAACTATAAGCCCTCAAGTAAATAATAAAATTGCTTTAAAATATAAAGCAAATGACTTTGCTCTTTGGATTAATGGTGTAGAGGTTTTAACTGATATTAACGGTACAACCTTTTCCACTGGTACATTAACCAAACTTGCCTTTGACGATGGTGCTGGAGCTTCTCCTTTCTACGGCAACTGCCAAAACCTTATGGTATTTCCTTCAGCACTTAGCGATACAGAACTTGCAACCTTAACAACTTTATAATAAATAAAATGACAACATACAAAAAATACGAGTTTACAGACCAAGCAGAATGGTCTAAATTTCAAAAGAAAATCCAAGTAAAGACAACCGACTTAGAGGGTGTTGATGTATACACTTACAAAGGTGTTGCGGTGGTAGAATTGGGTAATATTTGCCTTGCTAAAGACAAAGAAGGCGAGTGTATAGACCTTGCTACAACTTGGGCGGTTGACATACTTTGGTTCGAAACTCCTTTACCATCGTTCACACCGTTTGAGGTTTATCCAAAGCCTTGTGGCATACACACCTTTGCTGGATGCGAGGGTGAGTACTTAAAATCATTCTGTGAGGTTAATCCTACATCAGAGTATTGCGTTATTCCAGAGCCTAATGAAGATTTATCTTAGTAGTATAATAACTGCATTGGTATTATTCTTTGCCCCAATTAAGGGCATAATTTTAATGGTGGCTCTTGCTACTATTATAGACACTTGCTTCGGAGTTTGGAAAGCAAAGAAATTAAAAGAGCCTATTACCAGCAAATTGTTTAGGAATGGATTAATACCTAAGCTTGTTAGTTATATTGCAGTCGTGATGCTTGTATACGCCTCTGACGTATTTATCATAAATGCTTTGACAACGAGTGTAGTAAGTGTAGAGTTTATATCTACAAAAGTTATCGCTTTGGTGCTTCTATCTATCGAAGTAAAGTCTATGGATGAGTCTTGGGTAAAAGTTAAGAAGTATTCTTTTATTGATAAAATAAAAGCTATCATTGTAAAACTAAAAGACGTTAAAAAAGAACTATAAAATGGAATGGTCAATAACTTTCTCCGCTCACTATCCTCACGATAGATTTGCTTTAGGCTGGGAGTATATCGCTCCTTCTAAAGAGTATCAATACAATACTGTAACTATTTACTTATTTATTATAACCCTAAATATAGATTATGCGACCCATTAATAAAATAATAATCCATTGCTCAGCTACTCCCGAAGGTAGAGATGTTAAGATAGACACTATACGCAAATGGCATACGGATAAAGGGTGGAACGATATAGGTTACCACTATGTAATAGAGTTAGATGGTCAGATACAAGCTGGAAGACCAGTAGAGCTTTTAGGAGCTCATTGTTTAGGTCAAAACAAGTTTAGTATAGGAGTTTGTTATGTTGGGGGTATGAATAAAAGTATGAGCAAAGCAAAGGACACAAGAACGCCTGAGCAAAAAGATTCTTTAATCTCTTTAATCGCTGACCTTCGTAAAAAATACCCAGTACTATCTATCCACGGACATAACGAATATTCTGCAAAAGCTTGTCCAAGTTTCGACGTATCTAAAGAGGGTTATTAATGCAAGAAAATGACCTCTTTGAGTGGTTACAACAAAATATATACTTTGACTTAGTTAAGGCTAATAATCAAATGAGCCGCTGGGACTGTTACTCTCCAGCTACTAAGCATAGAATAGAGCTTAAATGTAGAAAAACTCACTACGACACTCTATTACTTGAAAAAAAGAAGTACGATGCTATGCTCCAGGAGACGTCTAAACACTCAGACGCTGCTATCTATATAAACTCAACGCCTAAAGGTATATACCTATTTAATCTCCACGATATAACGCCTTACTGGAAGGTGCAATATATCAGAGCTACAACTGAGTTTGGCAATAGCAACCGAATAGCTAAAGAGGTTATGTACTTAAACGTATTCGACTCCAGGGTGCTTACTACGTTTTAATCTGCCTGAATTTTCCCGAAAACTTCATTCAATTTACGTATATTATCGGATAAAAGCGTATCAAAAGAGCGTCTTACTGCACTTATTAAAAATTCTTGTCGTAGTTCTTTCGTTCTACTTCGAGCTTGAAATAATGAAAGGCGGCAAGCCCGTTTATATGCGAGTCGGTTGGAAAAAAGTATCTCCACCCTTTAGAGTAACCCTTTGCGATGTAGTAAAAGAAAGCAGCGGCTAATTTGCCCGTATTTTTTTTAAAAACAACCGTAGCGGTATGGTCTGACATTGATATAATCTCCTCTACCTCGAAAGTTTCTTTATTAAAATTACCTTCTCGATTAGCGTTAGAGAACCTTTTGGCTACTTCTTTGCATTCGAGGTCTAATTCCTTGGCTATGTCCTTATTCATAAAGCTATAAACAAAAATAGAGTTACAAGACTTATAAATGAGATGGTTCGATTTGTCCTTATTTGAGTCTTTTGGTTCTCGTTCTCCAAATGCAGACCTAAATTTTCGCTATCAATGGCATATACAAGCGTTTCTAAGAACTCTATATCCTTTTTGGCACTATCTATTACCTCGTATAGTAAAAGCTCTCTGGCGTGGCTTAAAATGGCTTGTTCTGATAAACTATCCTTTTGCAATAATTCAATATAGACTCTATCCATCTGAGGCAAGGTTATGCAGATAGTCGTATCGCCAGTATTATTGTCTATTAATACGGTCTGCGAATAAGCTAATTTTGTTAGTAGTAGAAGCGTAGCGATAATTGTTAGTTTTTGTTTCATATTTTATTTTGATTGTATCAGATTTAAGTTTAATTTTTTCTATTTTTTGGTAGATAGTATCGGTATTAGTTAAGGTTATAACTCTTGGAGTCTGGGTAGCTTCTTTTTCTTTTGATATATGAATCAAAGTTGTAATAAATAGCGTAGCAGATATAGCTACGATTAGGATTAGTTTTATATTCAAGCTCATCTCTCTACTGTAAATTCACCTATTTCGTGAGCTAAATCTCCTATTGTAATACTATCTATTATTACGTTAAAATTATGTACCGCTTTAGCGTGAGCCTCTGAGCTTAAAAGCTCCACTACGCTACTTTGTTCTTTTATCCATAACTCGTAAGAGGTTACTGATTTTCTAAAAGGGTGCGTTTTTTTTATACCGCACTCGTCCATTTCAGCTTGCATAGCTATTGCCATTAAATAAAGCTTTTGCCCTGAGTTTAATTTTTTGTCTACGCTCATTTTATTAATTGTATAATTTTATTATAATCTCTTTGCATTAATTTATCACTTTGTAAAAGGTCTGTTATTTTGTCTATCGCGTGTAGAACGGTAGAGTGGTCTTTGCCTCCGATATAAGCTCCTATTTCTTTTAAAGTTGCTGAGGTATTTTGCTTAGATAGGTAGCAGAACATATGTCGAGCGTCTACCAAGTTACGAGGGCGTTTAGTACCTCTTATATCCTCTTTGGTTTCGTTGTAGTACATTGATACTATCTCCATTATTCGCTCAAAGTATAGCGGCTCTCCGTTGCTCATTTGCATAGTAGTACCCAGGTTATGTTTATCTCGCATACTTTCAATCCTTTTATCCATATAGCCCCTATATTTTAAAGCCTTCTCGTAATCTGCTATAAGCATTCCCATAGATATTATAGTCTGCTTAGCCTCGCCAAGCTCTCTCTTCATTATTCTGTCACTCATATTAACGTCTTTATATATTCTCTACTAATTTTAACTCTCTCTATTAATTTGTCTATCACTTCTATATCGTATTCTATGTCAAAAGTCTTTATCCGATATTTACTTTCTACATCTGAGTAGTCTTGCGGCTCTTCGTAGCTTAAATGCTCAGGAGTATTCATAAGTACGTAGCAAAGTGTCGCTTTGCGTTTACCAGTTAAGTGCATATAGACCTGAAGTTGGTATAAGTAGTCTTTATTTGGTATCTCATCCTCAAACAAAGGAAAAGTAAAGCAGTCCCAAGAGCTTTTAATATCTACTATGGTGTCGTCTAACATTACGTCAGGCGTTCCACAGAAATACTCATCCTCGAAAAACTCTTCGTTTTTTATAGCGAATAACCATCCAAGCTCTGAGGCTGCGTAGTCTATTGCTGAGTCCTCAACGGCGTTACCTTTATCTAAGTACTTACTTTTAATTTGCTTACGTATTCCGTATATCTCAGACTTTAGCCACTCCTCTAAATGGCTTTTAGTGGTTTGACTTAGTACCTCGCCTTTTGAGCGAGGGTTAGTCATAAGTTTGCCAG